AATGCATAGAGCTATCCCAATACCTGCTAGCACCCCCCGAGCTACGCGCTTAATGCGCTCGGGTTGAGCCCTTGAGGGGCTCTGCTTAGACAGGGTACCGGCACTGTCAAGCAACAGCGTAAATCTTGGGCGTGTCATCACTTATTTACCTCCTGTGGATAACTTATGTGGATAACTATTTATCGGTTGAGTAGAAGCCCTTGCCCTTAAAGATGGCCGGTGAAGCTGCAATTAACTTAGTCATAGCACGATTACAGTAAGCACATGGCACTACTGGTCTATCGTTGAATCCATGAGTGATCTCTTGATTGAGATTGCATTTATTGCATCGGTAATCATAGGCTGGCAAGTTAAACACTTCCTTATCATGTATGACCCACAAGCTTCGCAGCGGTCAATATCTGCCTCTGTAGGTTCGGTATCGAGATGACCGTACTTTAATACAAGTAGTGGCAATAGATCCTCTAAACGAATGATGGCGGCATACTCACGCGCATCTTCGCCCTGCCCATTGAGTCTAATCACGCCGAATCCTAATTCCCCCGAAACGGATGTCCGCGCTTTCAATTGCTTTAAGTACGCTAAAGGTTGAAACCCAGCCCTAGCCTTGACCTCGCAGTCAAACGGTACATTGACAATATCCTTGCCACTACCCCTTCCCACACATGCGCCTTGCCACCAAGTCGATAGGTACTCAGCTACTACGCGCTCTGTGCGGAAACCTCTGTGCTTCCTTGCTTGACTAGCCATTGACTGCTTTACACTTAGCACACTGCCATGACACTACGCCATTAACAGCATCGGAGGAAATGTCCTCTAAGTCTTTGATCTGTACTGGCTCATTACATAGCTGACATGGCACAAAGGCCGACATGAGGTCTACCCATTCACCATTGATCTTAATACCGATGTTACCCATGATTCCTCCCATAGTTAAAAGCCAATACAACTGACACTAGAACTACCCAGATAATTACGAACTCCATTATGCCCTCGGTTTCTGTGGTGCAAACTTGCCATCAGAGCCCAGGTTGTACCACTTGGTAGGGCATCGATGAGCTGATGAGATTGCTGTGTTGCAGAAGTAACCGCCCCAAGCCTTGCCATTCTTCTCGCCTTCGCGCCACTGCATGTGTCCATGCTGGCATGATGGTGCTTCTACTGCTTCACCTGTTCCCATTACAGCTGTGATATTCTCCATGGCTTTCTCTAAAGTAACTGGAGCATCGACTACCTTCATGTACTCATTGACTGGCGTAGTCCAATAATCCTGCTCTGGTACGACATCTTGTACCGCTGGCTTGACAGGCTTCTGTGCAACTACCTTAGTCATGTCTTGCTTAGTAGGCTTTTTCTGAGTCTCTAAAACTAGGCTCAGTGCCCTTCCGATTGCGCTCGAAGAAGTATCCTCGACATACCATTTACGCATTCCTGAGTTAAACGTAGAAGAATCACCGAAAGCGTAATCAACACCTGCAGGCAGCGTGTCGCTAGCATTACGGTAAATCTGCGCCGATATGAGGACAATGCCCTTTTCTGGATTAAACTGAATGACATCTGTGACAATCCTTCCTTCTGGATAAGCCTTCTGAAAGCGTAAAACTCTAGCTGCGACATCCTCGTAGTCCTCTAGATTAAACATAAAGATCGTTCTCCTCTGTTGCTAGTTGTCCACCGAGTGCTGCATAACTGGCCATGTCGATCCATGTGTCGATCTGCTGTGCTGACTGATCAGTCCTTGCAAGTTTAACCAAGACCATGATCCCTGCCACCTGATAGTCGTGTATTGGTGTCTGTAAGTATGCACTGAGGAGCATCGCTGTGTGTTGCAGGTTATCCGCAGGGTGACCGTATGTAAGGCCACGCTGACTGATCGTGTCTGTGGCTGTGAGTAGGATTTCACTAGCGAGCATCTTGTGTCACTCGCTGGTAATTCTTGCCTACTACAACGCCTTCGCGCTTGCCCTCGTTAAAGCCTTGTGACCAGCCGACTATGTACCATAAAGCATTAGCTGCTAATAATAGAACTATGATTGGCATTTCCATTTGTGTACCTATCTGCATCCAGTGCCCTTGACTGGCTTACGAGATTAGTGTGACATAACGGGCAGACGAATCAAGCACATTCTGATAACGAAATGATAACGATTATCTAGGTCGGCCGTAGGACTTTCCAGCCACAATGAATGTGCCATCTTTCTCGATGTTAATTAGATCTACCTGCACCTTAGCCTTATTGACATATATGATGGCGAAGGCCTGTTGCCAGTTAGCAACGCCCTTGGTGTATGCAGCCTGCTTAAAGTCCATAAGATTGCCTACCTCGACACCATGCAGGACACGCCCTATACGGCCTCCTGAGGCCTCTGAGAAGGCCGAACGCCCTGCTCTGTGAGTATGTCCTGAGATAACGTTCTTACCATGCCTACGAGCCGCTTCTAGGGCTGATAAACCGCCCTGTGGCTTGATTGGTGTGTGGTCTCCATGGACTGCAATCCAGTTAGGAGCAATCGGCATTGGGTTCTTGTGAAAGGTAATACCTAGTTCATCAAACTTCATAAACTTCTCAAAGCGAAGCTCTGGCAGTGCACCGAAGGCTGGCACTTTAGCCATGATGATGTTATACAAGCGATCGGTATGGTTAGATCTTATGCAGTCTGTAACGCCTAAGTCCCAGAGAAGCTGCACAGCCTCGTTACGATCATCATCAAGGGTCTGGGCATAACTGCCCATTCTGCCTTCTTCCCACTTTGAGATTTGAGGTAGATCTATTTCATCGCCGATCGTTACTACCTGATCTGGCTTAAACTTAGAGATGAAACTAGCAAGGTTACGGGTTGCAACCCTGTCATGGTATGGGACTTGTAAGTCCGAGACTACGACAATTCGCTTAATCGTCATCCTCGTCTTCGTAATCGCTGAGCCTTTCTGGATCAACTGGATCAGGCAAGATCCAACGCGGATAAGCCATAGGCTCCACGATGATTGCTAAAGATAACTCGACATCAAAACCTGCTCGACGTAGGGCTCTATACATCTCCTGCAAGCTGATAGCCCACGCATCGAGTGCGCTGTAAGTGTCTAGGTCTATAACCTTTTTTCTTGCCATGGCAAAATTATCGCTCTAGAAGTATGTTATAGATCTCATCGACACGCTGATTGAGACGCTTTATCTCAGATAGCAGATGAGTAATCACATAGCCAGCCAGCCCACCGATAACACCGAGTGTGGCCAGATAGAAGGTGAAGAAGTCTGCCTGTGTCACTTCTTCTTTTCTACTGTATCAACAGCAGCCTCTAGAGAATCTACAAGAATATCTGCAATAGCCTTCTTAGCCCGATAAGACTTGATCGCTTGACGTAATACAGGGATGGCGATTAGACCAAGGGTAGCAAATACTATGGCTTCCATTTATTCTCCTAGTTTAGATAGTTCTTCTTGGTGGATCTTGATTGCGTTGTCAAGGATTGCTAGAGCAGCATCGGCAGCTTCTACTGCTTCTGCGTTGTCTCCTGCTACTTGCTTATTGATTGAGTGCTGGTATGCCTCAGATGCAAACTGCGCTATGCGCTGTTCAAGGATTGACTTCTTCTGATCGTTGCTGAGTAATGATGCGTAGTCCATGATGCTCCTAGTTAGCGTAGTAAGGTACTTTGACGGTTGTTCCTGCAACTTGCATGGTGATGAATCCTACAGCCAAGGCAGGTAAAGCAACCGCACCTGTGTTAGCCGTTGCAGATGTGTTGCCTGATGCAAAGTTGATTGTTCCAGCTGAAGTAATTGTGGTTAATGTGGTTGGAGTTGAGCTTCTCCATTGTTGTAAATCGGCGGTTTGAGATGCCGCGCCTTGAATAACAACGGCAACAGCAGCAGCAGCAACGTTTGTAAATTGAGCAGTACCGTTTTCTGTGACAATAAATCTTTCAACGTTAGCAGTCTGAATAATGAAGTTACATGCTGCTCCAGCACTTCTCGTTGAATTGAAAACAATACCTGAAGTATTCGTAGTGATAGTAGTACGGTGATTGTTAGCACCATCATTAGCGCGAAGAGTCACCGCTCCAGCACTTGAAATCTGAGCCAATATGTTGCTGCTTGAATCTTGTATTTCAAAAAGATTTGCAGTCTGGGAGGCAACGCCCTGAACGACAAGACCGACATAAGCAGCATTTCGGGAATTGATAGTGAGTTTATTGCCAGTAAAATCAATATACGGAGTAGTGCTATTAATATCAGTAATATAGCGAGAAGTGATAAATCCATTAGCGTACATATTTCCAGCAGAGTCAATTCTGCTCAAAGCACTTCCAGCATTATTCTGTGCCTCAAAAAGATTGGCAGTTTGAGAGGCTGCACCGCGGACGATTGCAACGACTGTTGCAGCCGCATCTGAGTGCACTTGAAGTTTTGCAGAAGGTGTGCCCGAGACTGGACCAATTC